GGAAATCACAACACTCTCTTGCAGAGTATAGTGCTCCAACAAACTTTAAGTCTTATGATGAGTTAAGAACTAGGTTAGATGCAGTTCTTTCTGGAACTGTAAAAGTTGGTAATATTGCCGATAGTATGAATGAGGCCCCTGTAGCAGCTCCCAAAGTTGATACAACACCTCAATCTTCACAAACAATTACAACACCTGTAGTTGAAGAAGATGATACATTAGCATATTTTGAAAAACTAGCTGAGTAGTATATTGAGTACCCCTGTAAAAGGGGGTACTTTTTTATTTTTAAATAAGGCTAAAAGTAGCACAACAAGTGTTATAAATAACAATGTAATATAATTTAACTGGTAGATTCATGTTATTTTAGTACGCCACAGTATGTGGGTCTAAAGTAAATACAATCCGCCCATAAAGGAGAATAGTTTATGGCAAATTATGCCGCAATTCACAAAAAAATCAATTTCAATATAGTAAAAGAAAACATCAAAGCGCCACCAGCGTCATATGATGCTTACTTGTATTCACGCAAAAATTTAAACAACAATAAACAATATCTTGGAGTACACAAAGGTGCTGTTAATGATGGATATACACATTCATCTACATGTGAAGAATTTAAGAAACACCTTAATGACCCAGAAATACCTTTTGAGTTTTCTGTATTAGCATATGGTCCTTATAATGAGATGCGAGAAATGGAACACAGTATACTAGCAGAGGCTAAAATACTTGGCACTTTTAAACAGAATTATTATAATAAACACACAGGACAATTTAAATATAAAGGTCCTGACCTAAAAAAAATCACAAACTTGTTTAACAAAATTACTGCTTTAGATGAAGATAATAAACCATTAAATTTTGAAATAATAAAAGAAGATTTATCTATTCATAAAGACATGGAAAGGATACAATGTAGATTTAGAACTGTTGTAAAAAATAATCTAAAACAAATTACAGAAAAACTTATTGCATCAAAAGGTGATACAAGTAACTGTGCTCCTGTGGTTGTATTTGAAGGTGAAACTAGAGAAGATGACAGGCGTGGTAATGGAACTCACACAGTAAAATCTTGTGTTGCATCAGACCTAGTTAGTGAGATAGATGTAATGAGAATACCTTATGAACTACACAAACACCTAACTGAACTTGAAAGAAAGCGTGTGTGCAGTCTTCTTAATAAACCAAGCGAAATAGTAAAGAAAGATACAGATTATGAAGATATAGGAAAAGATTTGTATGACAACTATGTTGCATATGGAATAGAACCTGATTCACTACAAAATAAAGAATTCATGGAAGAAGTTGGTCTTTCTGACTACTTTCAAAAAAAGGCTATTGATAATGCTATGAAAGATATTGCTAAAAGAACTCTTAAAAACATGAACTTTATTGAATGGGATGCAGATGACCATAAAGATGAGATTGATAAAGAGGTAGAAGAATGGAACAACAAAAAAGGCTGGTGTGCTTTTAAATGTTCATCTGCAGCTTTTAAAGGTTATAGACCACAGGAACTATTTGATGAAAAAAGTGAAGCACAGAAACTAAAAGATTCTAAGGATATTAGTAAATGGACTATAAAAAAATGTATGATTATAATGTATCACCCCACTCTTGCAGCTGAAAAAAAATGGAATGGTCAATCAGAGGAAAAAGATAATTCTGGAAAAGTCATACAAGAATACAGAGAATCTGATGAGTCAAAACATAGAAGAAGATTTGAGAAGTGTTTTAAAGGAGAATTAAGAGTTCACTTCATGCAGAAAGATATGTGGGAAAGTGATGGCACAGAGTAACAACCTATTGAGTGCCTCGAAAGAGGCACTTTTTCTATATCTTTCAAACAATCCTTATAAATAACGCATGGCACAAAGTAAATATATCGAAAGTGTATTAAAGGCAGCAGGTGGTAAGCCTAAATCAACCCAATGGTTTCGTGAGAAAATCAAGGAATTTGGTAAGCCAAAGTCTATGGATTTGCTTCGTGATGGAAAAAGAACATCAATACCTACCTTTGGTCTACTAAATATGTTTGTATATGACCCTAAAGGAAAGGATAAACTACCGTATTACGATACTTTTCCTTTAGTGTTACCAATTGAAAAATATAACAATGGATTTTTAGGAATTAATTTACACTATTTGTCTATGCCCATGAGAATTAGATTGTTAGATAGATTGGTAGATTATAGTAACAATAATAAATTTGATGAATCTACTAAATTAAATGCAAATTATGCTAATTTAAAAAAGATAGACTTAATTAAACCTTGTCTAAAAAGATATCTGGCAGGACATGTTAAGTCTAAGTTTAGAAAAGTAGGAGCCGATGAATTTATGGTTGCAACATTACTACCTGTACAGAGATTTCAAAAACAATCTGACAGTCATGTATTTGGAAAATCAAGGGGAATGATATAATGGATTTTGGAAGTCTTATAGAAGCAGGAACTTCATCAGTTTTAAATGAACTGTTGGCATCAACTCATGATAAAGATGGAATGGCATTTCCTTCGAGATACGAAGTGTTGTTTTTACCACCATCAGGAACTAGAGGAACAGGTGGTGTAGGTGCATCTACTAATTTATTCTCACAAACATTATTAGGTCAAGTAGGTGGGGGAGATACTAAAGATGTATCTTACCAATGCAATTCTATTTCAATGCCAGGCAGAAATATAACAACAACCACAGATGAAAACATTTACGGCCCAACCAGAGATATTGCATCTGGATTTACTTATGGTGATATTACTGCAAAGTTTTATTGTCATAACGATTATAGAGAAAGGAAGTTTTTTGAAACTTGGCAAAGACTTGCATACAATCCACAAACCTTTGCAATGAATTATTATGATGACTATACAGGAACAATTCAGATATATCAGTTAGACCAAAACGGAAATAGAACATATGGTTGTGAATTAGTTGAGTGTTTTCCAAAAAACATTGGAGACCAAGCATTATCTGGTTCTCAAGCAACATCTGTGCAAGAAGTAGATGTAATATTTACCTACAGATATTGGAAAAACTTGACAGATGAAGCAAGTTTACCCAAACCATTATTAGAAAGATTGCAAGGGGTTCTTGCAAATCAAGTAGAAAGAAAATTATTAAGTAAAATACCTAAAGTATTAAGTAGATTATAACAATTGGAGTGAAAAATCATGGCATTACCTAAACTTGAAACAAAAACATACACACTAACATTACCATCAACAGGAAAGGATATAAACTATAGACCTTTTTTGGTAAAAGAACAAAAAACTTTAATGTTAGCACAAGAATCAAAAGATTCAAAAGAAATTATGAACGCAGTAGCATCATTAATTGACACATGTACTTTTGGAAAAGTAGATGCACATAAATGTCCACTATTTGATGCAGAATATATCTTTTTAAGAGTAAGAGGAAAATCTGTAGGTGATAAAGTTGATTTAGTTGCTACTTGTCCAGATGATGAAGAAACTAAAGTAAATTTTACACTTGACTTAAATGATATTCAAGTGCAAATGACAGACGAACATACAAATACTATTGAAATTAATGATGAGGTAAAAATGGTTTTTAATTATCCCATCTTATCATCAACAACAGCTTATGCTAAAGACCAAAGAGCAGACATTATGTTTGATGTGGTAAGAGATTGTGTAAAAGAAATACATTTTGGTGAAGATATATACAATAAAGTTGATTTGTCAAAAAAAGATTTAAATGATTTTATTGATTCGTTAGATACAGAACAGTTTACAAAAGTAATGGAATTTTTTGAAACTATGCCAAAGTTAAGACATGTAGTAGAGGTAGAAAACCCTAAAACAAAAGTAAAGAGTGAAATTTTGTTAGAGGGTCTTGAAAATTTTTTAGAATAGGGCTCTCTCATGAGAGCCTAAAATCTTACTACGAAGGTAACTTTGCACTTATGCAACATCATAAATACTCATTGACAGAGTTAGAAAATATGATGCCGTGGGAAAGAGAGATATATATGGGATTATTGACTAAATACATTAGAGAAGAAAACGAAAGAATAGAAAGAGAAAATAGGAAAAATTAAAATGTCTGATGAAGATAAAACAGTAAATATAGTAGAAGTAGACCGTTCTACCACAACAGTAGAATCAGGTTCATGGTATAACAACGCTGCCTCTAGTTTTGATAAGTGGCGTGTGTTCCCTAGATTATTAATCTCTCTGTATGGATATTCATTTTACAGAACAACAGAGTGGTTCATGACATTACCTGACCCAACTAACTCACAATCTGCCTTTGTATCAGTAATCGTAGGTGCTGGTGCTGCTTGGTTTGGATTATATGTGGGTTCAACGAGTAAAAAATAATGGACTTACAAAAAATAGCTATAACCGAAAAAAGAAATAGTGAGAAGTCTTACTATGCCGGTATAGAAAAAATGCGAAAAGATAAAGAAAAAAAAGAAAAAGAACAATCAGAATTAGACAAAGCAGAAGCTCGTGAAAAAAAAGAACTACTAAAAATACAAAGGATGCAATTATCAGCAAAAGCAAAGGGTATATCAGAAGAAGAACAAATAAGACAAGATAAGTTTGATTTTTCTGCAAAAGCTAAAACAAGAATGATTGCATCAGAACTAAAGAAATCAGGTGGTGTAGAAACTAAAAAAACCAAAGCAATGAGTAAATCTCTTAAAGAAGAAGAGGATTCAGAAAAAGCAAGAAGAGAAGGTCAATCCATGACTCTTTTGGAAAAAATTGCAAAAAACACAACAGGTCTTAGTAAAGGTATAAAAGATTTTGTTGGTAAAACACCGACAGGATTAAAAGCAATATTAGCAGGTGTAGCATTCTTTGCTCTTGCAAAATTCTTACAATCAGGTACATGGAAAAAGATGGTAAGTTTTATTGTAGACACTATTTTACCATCACTTGAAGCATTTTATGAAGATATTAAGGAATTTGATTTCACACTAACAGGTGAGAATGGACTATTTAAACTTATTAAAGATAATTTTCTAGTTCTTCTTGGTGCTCTTGCGATACTAAAACCAAAACTTCTTTTTAATCTTGCTAAAACTGCATTTTTTGGATTATTTAATGGAATAAAATTCATGTATACAGAGATGGCAGGAAATTTCTTTGGTGTTAAATTTGCAAAAACAAGAGCTTTTATGAGTAAATTTAAGGTGGCATCTGCAGCAGTTGGAAGGGGTTTTGCATGGACAGGAAATTTGTTAGGGAAAATGGTAGCGAAGCCTCTTGTAATGTTAAAAGCTGGGGCAATTAAGATGATGACTGGTCTATCAGCTTTAGGTAGAGGTATAATGTGGATAGGAAAATTTTTGTTAAAGAATCCAATAGTATTGCTTATTGTTGCTATTATCGCAATAATTGCTGCTGTTGTTTATTATTGGGATGATATAAAGCAAAAATTTGAGGACTTGGGTGGAGTGGCAGGAATATTCGCTAGTATAGTTGCTAATGTAAAAGATGCATTATCTGGTGTTGCAAATAAATTAATTAAAGCATACAATTTCCTTACAGGTAGTGATGTAGAACTCTTTGATACAGGCCGAGCAAAGAAAGTAACTGAGAAGCTTGAAGCCGATGTTGAAGAAAAGAAAGCAGCAAAGAAAGCCCAATTAGATGAAAATGAAAGGGCCAAGAATCAAAGAGCTGAATATGAAAAACAGCAAGCGAAATCTCTAGAAAGTTTAGACAGTAAAACGCCAGAGGAAAAAATATTATCATTTGAAGAAATGACTGCGGCTACAATGACTAAACTTATGGGATTAATGAACGGTAAAGAAAGACCAAATACTACGGTGGTGAATAACAACAGTCAAAATAATAAAACAAGTAATGTGTCACAAGCAAACATAAATGCGACAGACCCAACTTATCCTCAATCCAGTACTCTCTAATGTTTAACGAGGATTTAGATGGTCTTCGGTTAGTATCTTAAATTCCATATTATGGTCTAAACAGAACTCTTTTGCAGAATCCCATTTTGCTTTATTGATACCCCAAGTTTTAACTTTGTTAAGCCAGGCTCCAGTTCTTCGTTTAGGGTGTTTTTCAGGTGGCGAACATTGATGTTTAGGTTTAACTTCAATGACATACTTTTTTATATTACTATTCTTATCACGAACTTTGACATAGAAATCAGGAAAATATCTATGATAACGACCATCCCAAGGCGACACGTAGGGTATCACTATTTCTTCACTACCCCACTCAACAATGGACTTAGTAGTATCACAGTACTTCATCATTTTAAGTTCCCATGAGGAACGATAGACAATGTCTTTAACATCGCCTTTATACTTGATGGGGTTTTTGGGTTTAAATTTGCCTTTGTATGTCATAATCGTTATAAATAATGTAAACTATATGGAACTATTTAGACATGGCAATTGATGTATTAAAGAGGCAGGGTAAATCTGCTGTCACAGGATTACTAGGAAAGAATCTAAGAAAGGTTGCCGGAAACATAGGTAGTGCCCTGAGTGGTGATGTGGGTGGAGCAAATTCATCTGTAACTGCACCAATTGAGCGCACACAGCAATCAACAAAAATGTTAGCATATCCTATTGATGTAGGTGCTGACCCAGGCATTGGAAACAATGGACATTACATCATGTTCTTTATCAATGAACAACAAAGCACTAAATTAAAGTTTGGCGATGAACAAAATACATCAAAGGGCGCTGAAAACATGGTAAAAGCATCTGCTATCGCAAAGCTTAATCCAATAATAAAAAAGTTTGACACTAAACTTGGTGGTATTATACAAAAAACAGTTGCAGATTTTACATCAAAAAATCTTTTAAGTGGTTATACAGATGTGGCTGGTAATTTGAAAACAGATACTACAGGTAGAATCAAACATAATCCTACAATACGAAAAACAAGAATAGAAGATAAAAATTCTACAATTAAAATACAAAGACCACCAACTACAAGATTAGATACTGCAATTTCTATGTACATGCCTACAAATATAAAAGTAAATTATGGTACTGAATATGCTGACACAGCAATTGGAGCATTTACAGAGGCAGTTGCTGGTATTATCTCAACAAATGGTGGTGCTCAAGAACTTAAAGATACAATAGTTAAAGAAACACAAAATATGGGTGAAGCTGGAGTACGAATAGGTTTACAAGCAATAGGTCAAGTACCAGGCTTTGGTGGTGCATTAGAAGCAAAAGAAATGATGAGTGGTGTTGTTTATTCAGATAGAATGGAGATGGGATTTAAAAAAGTAGGTAAAAGGAAGTTTACATATGAATTCAAAATGATGCCGAGAAGTCAAGCAGAAGCAGACGAAATAAAAAAAATCATTTATGCATTTAAATTTAACATGTTACCAGAGTTTGAGGGTGATACAAAAGGAAGAAAACTAAGAGTACCAAATACTTTTGATATACAATACATGTATCAAAATGCTGAAAATAGTTACTTAAATAAAGTTTCTACTTGTGTTCTAGAAACTATGGATGTAACATATGGTGGTAGTAGATTTAAAACTTTTGATGCATCATCAACAGATGCTGGTGCTCCACCTGTAGAAACAACACTAACCTTAAACTTTCTAGAAATGGAAATAATCACAAGAGAACGAGTCAGAGAGGGTTTCTAATATGTATTTTAAAGAGTTTCCAACAATACCATATGATTCAGAAGGTAACGGTAAGTTTAAAGATGTTAAAAATCTACTCAGACGTGTAGGTGTTAGAGCAAAAATAAAAACTAATATTTCATTGTACGACACTTATGATGTTAAGAATGGTGAATCACCAGAATCTATTGCACATAAATTATATGGTGATTCCGAACTACATTGGGTAATTTTATTATTAAATGATATTACTGATAGGTTTCATGGTTGGCCCCTGACAGAGGCTCAATTCTTACAATTCATAAATGACAAATATGATAATGTAGATGCAATACACCATTATGAAATACCACAGTCATCTGGTAATACAAAGAAAAAAATTAATATAGGAACTAGTAATTCAGACTACCCAACAGCAACTGCAATTACTAATTATGAACATGAACAAGAACAACAAGATAATAAAAGAAAAATAAGATTACTAGACCCTAGTTATGTACCATCATTTGTTGCTGAATTTAAATCCTTGATGAAAGAGAGTATTATTTAATGGCAAACCTAAATTATGCTGGTCAGTATAGTATATCAGAACTTAAATTGATGTCATCATCTGGTAATGTTGTAGATTTATCACTTACATACATTTCTTTGAGTTTATTTGAAGATATATTTTCAGCATCAATGACAGGTCTCATTGTGCTTACAGATGCAAATAATCTATTGATGAAT